AACGCGGTGGCTGAGTTTGCTACTTCTGCTGCTGCAATTGATGTTCTGGAGACTCTGATTGGTAAGACAGGGGAACCTGATCTGGCTAGTTTTGGTAATCAAGCACCAACTGGTGAGGTATCGGAAGAGAAGATTCGGGAGATGATGAACGATCCTCGATACTGGAAAACCGGATCTATCGACAACGATTATAAGCAAAAAGTTACTGATATGTGGGCCAAGCTCTATAGCAAATAGTTTGCATAACAGATTAAAAAGTTCTATGATCCGTTTTGATGGCCCTGTTGTAGTCAATTTCAGCCCTCCGGGACAACTGAAATTAAGCGATCAAAGGACAACCTGACTTTCGTTTAATTAATATTGGAGAGCTGAAATGGCTAATACAATTGATACTTCCTTTATTAAGCAGTTTGAGTCTGAGGTGCATCTTGCATATCAGCGCAATGGCTCAAAGCTGCTTAATACCGTTCGTAAGAAGATGGTAAAGGGTGAGTCCACTACCTTCCAGAAGATTGCTACTGCAACTGCTGGCACTAAGACTCGTAACGGTGTTGTTTCTTACAACGATCTTGCACACTCAACCGTACTCTGTACTCTGGCTGACTACTACAGTGCTGAGATGATCGATAAGTTGGACGAGCTGAAAATTCAGCATGACGAGCGTGGCGCTGCTGCTACTTCTCTGTCTGCTGCTTTGGGCCGTAAGTCTGACGATCTGATTATCTCTGCTATCTCTGATAGCGGCACTATCAACGCTACCTCTGCAACTGGTGCGCTGACTAAGGCTAAGCTGGAAGAGGTATATGAGCAGTTCGGTACTGACGATGTTCCTGATGATGGCAACCGCATTATGCTGGTTTCCCCACAGGGCTGGACTGATCTGATGGGCATTACAGAGTTTGCTAGTCGGGACTATGTACCTGAAGCGGAGCTTCCTTGGAAGGGTGCAGGTTTCTCTTCTAAGCGTTTCATGTCATTCCTGATTATGACTCACTCTGGCCTTGATGTTGCCACTAGCGTTCGTAGTTCGCTGGCTTATCACTCTTCCGCTGTTGGTCTGGGTGTAGGTCAGGACGTTTCTATGGACGTAACTTGGCAGGGTAAAGAGCAGGCTCACTTGCTCGTTGCCTCTATGTCTCAGGGTGCTTCTGTAATTGACGACGATGGTTGTTATATCGTTAAGCATACTGAAACATAAGTAGTATAGAGGGGGTAAGGTAGCGCAAAATGCCTTACTCCCTCTCCTTTATGGGGAAAAGCTAATGGGTGCTGTCAATGACATCGAGATTGCTCAGAAGGCTTGTGCCTTTGTTGGCATTTCTCCGATCACCTCTTTTACTCAGAATACAACAGAGGCCATTGTTCTTAATGGTGTGTATGATGAGATCGTAGAATCTGAATTAGCCGGGTATCCTTGGCGATTCGCAATGGCTCAACGTGAGCTAGATAGGCTAGAGGCTACTCCTACTGCTGAGTGGACTGCTGGCTACCAAATTCCTTCTGATATTCTCTTGGTTCGCAATGTTCGTGAGAACGGAGAGATTATCAAATATGATCGTTACGACGATAATATCTACTGTGATGCAGCGACTACCTCTACTGTAGTTCTTGACGGTATCTATAAGGCGGCTGAGTCTGATTGGCCTGCATACTTCCGTCTTGCTGTTGAGTATCGTCTAGCTTCTGCATTGGCTAGTGGTGTAACCATGAAAGCTGATCTTGCTGCCATGTATGATGAGAAAGCAGAGATCCAGTTGAAGAAAGCTCGTAACGTAGATAGTGGCGCTCAGACTTCACGCAAGTTGAAGATGAACCGATTGGTGAATGCGCGTGGCTAATGTTCGTACTATACAGACTAACTTTTCAGGGGGTGCATTAGATCCCTTGATGAAGGGTCGTCCTGATACCAAAATGTATAACAATGGTGCTGAAACCATTGAGAATTGGATGCAGCTTGTTCAGGGTGGACTTCGACGGAGAAGGGGAACAAAGAAGCTATCTAACATTGGGGCAGCAAAAAGATTGCTGCCTTTTGTTTTTAACAAGGATCAAACTTATATCATCGCTCTAGGGAACACTACCTTAGACGTTTATGATCCTGCTGATGGCTCTACTGTCCAGACACAGCTAACTGGCTGTCCTTGGACTACTGCTCAGCTTAACGAGATTCGTTATGCTCAGCGTGGCGATACCATGATTCTGACGCATGAAGATTTCAGAATGCAGGTTATCACTCGTACTGGAGCCTCATCATTTACACGGGCTAATTGGTCATGGTCAACACATACAAGTGGTTGGCCTATGTACTCGCCACAGTACAAGTATGCTGGTAATAGTGTAACCATTCAGGCTTCGGCAACCACTGGAAGTATTACTCTTACCACCAGTGCAGCACATTGGACTTCTGATCATGATGGCTGTCTTGCTGCTGTCTCAGGTAGACAGTGTGAGATTACCGAGTTTGTTAGTTCCACTGTAGTTAATGCCACTGTACGTCAGGATCTTTATGAGGGTCAGGACGTAACAGTACAAGATGCCTCTCAGTTTGAAGTAGGTGAGATCTGTACTCAGGCAGATACTAATGCCGAGGGCGAGATTGTCTCTATCACTGGCAATGTGATCCGAGTAGCCAATAGAAAACGTGCGCTATTTGAGAATAACACGACTACTGTAGGTGGGACTTCTGGTGCAGAGTCAGACGCTACTGGTGTATCGACTATCTCTCCACAGGCTACTGCTGATTGGACTGAGTGTGCTATGAGTCCTGCACAGGGATGGGCTAGATCGGTTACATTCCACGGTCAGAGGTTGTGGTTCGGTGGGGCGAAGAATCTACCTAGCCATCTGTTCAGTTCCAAGGTTGCAGCGTTCTATAACTTCGATACTGGCGAAGCACTGGATGATGAGAGTGTTCAGGCTTCCATTGCGGCTGATAAGGTAAACACAATTAACCACCTTATCTCTGCTGGTACTCTGCAAGCCTATACAGATCAGGGTGAGTTCTACTGTCCAGAGAGTCAGGACAATCCTCTCTCTCCAACATCGTTCAATATCCGTAAGCAATCACCATACGGTAGCGGTAACGTATCTCCAATGATCTTTGACCGGGCTACGATCTTTGTTCAGCAGATTGGTACGGCTGTTCGTGAGTTCTTGTGGGAGGAGATTAATGGTGGGTATACCGCTAATGCTATCTCTCTTGCGTCGAATCACCTGATCGATCCTGATGGGATTGTGGATGCTTCTGTACTATACGGTATGAAGGAGCGCCCAGAGCAATATGTGTTCTTTGTGAATAATGATGGCTCTCTGGCTGTCTATCATGCTGTGCGAGTTGAACAGATCTCTTCTTGGGTTAAGTGGGTTACTGACGGTAATGTTAAGAATGTTGTTACGGTATTGGACGAAGTTTTCTTCTGTGTTGAAAGGACAGTGGGTGGTTCTACGGTTTATTCACTGGAGAAACTTGACGACACGTTTACGCTTGATATGGGCGAATCATCTAGTGAATCAGCTAGCGAAACGTCTACGTTCACGGGACTGACTAATTGGACAAGCCAAGAGGTTCATGTTGTTGCGGCACATGGAAAGATCGCTGACTCTGATTATAGAAAGAATGCCTATGATTTAGGCAAGTTCACCGTAGACGCTTCTGGCAATCTGGATATTTCTCCATACAAGGCTAATTCAGTACAGGTAGGGTTCTCTTATGATGCTACTCTAAAGACTCTGCCTATCGAGATTGAGATGCCTAATGGTTCAACATTCAATCTTCCTAAGCGTATTTCTGCTGTTGATGTTAATCTTGATTCAACACTTGGTATTGAGGTTGATGGGACAAATCTGATCTTGCGTAATGTGAATGATGATATGTCTGCTGCACCTACACCAAAGACAGGACACGAAAGGTTTTATATGATGGGCTGGAGCAGAGAGGGTCAGATTACTATTGAAGCTGACACCCCCTTAGATGCCACTATATTGAGTCTATCAATGGAGGTTACATTGTAATGGGTTGGGAAACTGCATTAATTGCCTCAACTGCTGTGTCTGCATATACGCAGATTCAGGCGGGGAAATATCAACAGGCTGCATACGAAGCCGAGGC